ACTCTTCATTAAGGATAGGTACTTCAACTTGCTCAAGCACACCAGCGTCAGTAAGCCACTTCTGCCACTTGGCATGAATAGCATGACCCTCAGCAAAGATGTTGAGTTTTTGAAATGTAAAGGTTTCACCCTGCTTCTCGTAACCTTTGATGGTGTACCAAGAAGAACGGGGGCACCAATCTTTCTTGCAAATCTCTGAAGGGTGAAGATGCAAAGTATCACGAGTGCTGTTGAGTTGTTCTTTAATAAGTTCTTTTTCAACTACAGGAACAAGGCGGCCTTTAGAAGTAATTAAGTTCTTATAGTTTTTGAGATGCCATGGTGTGTCAGTCATTTTGTTCTTCTATCATTGCTAAAAAGTCGTCTTCAACAAGAACCACGTAACCACGATTATTGAGGTCAAACTGAAGGATAGGTATACGGTCTTCAATAATTGCACGGTGCCGTAACTCCCTTAAATCAAGTTCTTTGATTGTAATACTTTTGGTGCCTGTTGTAAACTTGTTCTCAATAAGAAGAGTCTCAGAGCGCACATCATTCTTACGTAACCAACCTGAACCGCTACCAGCGTTGCGACTACCTTTGTAGGCTCCTGCTGAACGCTTCTCTTGCTTTACTGATTGTTTGAGGATGGCTTTGCGGTCTTCTTTATCAAGAGACACTAAGCGTCCAATCCAAACTTTTGCCAGACTTCATCTTTAATGGCTGCTTGGAGGTCAAGGTCTTCACGCACACCTGCAATGAGGGCTTCTTTACCTTGCCACTTTTGGTCATGGTACGAATAGAAAGCGCCAGCACGAGTAATGATGTCTTCAGAAGCAGCAATGTTCACAATGTCTTTAATGACATCAAAGTCACCAAAGTTAAAACCCTTGCTTTGGGTAAAATAGAAATCAATAACTGCTACTTGCTGTGGCTTGTACGTTTTGTTCTTCATGGTACGAGCCTTGATGGTTTGACCAACTGTCTCGTCTTTTTCTTTAAGCCACTCATCACGCTTAACTTCTACACGACAGAAATAATGGAAGTTCTTTGCCTTGCCACCTGGTGTAGTGCGATTATCACCCCACATGACACCAATCTTTTCACGCCACTGGTTAATGATGAGACCTGTGCATCCCCTGTCCTCATGGACAAGAGAACGCTTCTGTGACTTGGATGATTTACGAAAGAATTTACCAGTAAGTCGTGCGCCAAGTCCCATGGTGAACTCATCCATGGTCTTCTCAGCCTCATCAGTTGGAACAAGTGCAGGAAGGGAGTCAATAACAATCAAGTCAATTGCACGGTTGTCCATAACCTTCAATACAAAGTCATAAACGTTTTCCATAATGTTGGATTCAACTACCCACAAACGGTCAAGGTCTACACCAATAGCCTTTGCGTACTCAGGTACATACTCTTCGGCAGCAATCCATAGTGCACAAAAGTCAGGGTCGGCTGCTTGGTTAGCCGCAATAGTTTTGTATGCCAGTGCAGTCTTACCTGATGACTCTTCACCAATAATTTCACTCCATTGGTTAACAGGCCATCCGCCACCAAGCATCAGGTCGTATGCCAAAACACCTGTAGTAATACGAGGAAGTTCCTCTTGAATGCGAGAACCTTGTACAACCACCTCTTCTCCATACTTTTTATTCATGGATGAAATTAGTGCTTGTAATGTTTCGTGGGTTGCTGTTGACATGTTGACTCCTTAGGACCAGTTTGCTTCGTCACCTTGGTGGTAGATGCCATTCCAACCACATGTATAACAACGTGGAGCAGGTGCATTACCACCTACGGTGGTTCCCCCCGTTGACTTAGTACGGCTAAAAACATAACCGCCACCGCAAGCAGGGCAGGTCATCGTATCACGGCGAGAAGCCTCTCCGCCATTCGTAGTGCCCATTCTTAGTGCTTCACTAAAAGATTCTGGTTTAGCAGTATTTTGTTGTGCAGGACTTTGTGTAATGGGTGCTTGTGTTGTTGGTTGAATGTGCGTAGGAACAGTTGTAACAGGGTGTGTGAACTGTTGTCTTGGTGCAGTTGGTTTCTCACCTGCAAGTTTTTTGGACCACCAATCAGTCATCGTCATCTTCTCCGTAAGGTACTACAAATGCAAGTTTTTCAGCGTCCATAACTTTATTAAGCATTGCTACTCCATAGATAGTAAGAAGGCTTTGAAAATCTTGGCTGCTTGTTTCTGCACTAATTCTTTCAGTTTTCTTTAAAAATTGAGTCATCCATTTAGATGATTGTTCAATCTCTTTAAGAAGACCATAATGCATGAAAACTGCCCACCTTGTCAAGACATCTTTGTGTTCTTCTTCTTCTACATCTTCTGAAGGGTATGAAAAGCCCATGTCTCCTGCAAAGGTTTGACCTTCTACAGTTGAAAGTCTTAAATAAAAGTTGCGTTTGTCTACGCTACTCATCCTTTAGCCTCCGCCCATGTACTTGCCATATCACAAGACACCCGAAGTGGAACACCTTGAATAACAGTGTTGTGACCCATTGCGGTCATAAACAATTCTTTCATTTCTAATGCCTCTTCTATTGGTGCAACTGCTATTAATTCGTCATGAACCTGAACAAGGACTTTTAAGTTAGTCCCCTTGAAGGCTCTATCAATGTCAATCATAGCCTGCTTACAGAGGTCTGCGGCTGACCCTTGAACCACCGCATTAACGGCTTGGCGCTCTGCACGAGACCGAAACTCTGAGTTACCTGAAAGGAGGTCAGGAAGCCTCCTGCGCCGTCCTGTGATGGTCTCAACGTAACCAAGCCTGCGCCCTTGAGCAACTACCTTCTGCTTCCATTCTGTGAGTCCTGAGAACTGGCGGTAGTACTCTTGAATCATATGTTGGGCTTGCTCAAAGGAGATACCCGTGGTGCGTGCCAGTTTTCCAGCGCCACCTCCATAAGCCGTTAAGAAGTTAACTCCCTTACCAATCTGGCGTTCCTCTCCTGTGACATCTTCTATCGGCTTCCCAAAAAGAAGGGCAGCAGCACCAGTGTGAATGTCAATGTTGTTATTAAAAACATTAAGCAATTCTTTGTCTTGAGAAAACATCGCCATTACTCGGAGTTCAATCTGGTCGTAGTCAGCCACTAACATGGTTTGTCCCTCAGGAGCAACAAAGAGACTACGGATGCTGGATTCACGAGGAATGTTCTGAAGGTTAGGTCCTGATGAAGACAACCGACCCGTGGCTGTGCGGTGAAGGTGAAAGGAAGGGTGTAGCCGACCTTGATTCAACTGAGGAAGAAGACCATCAACATAAGTTGATTTAAGTTTCTTAGTTTCAGCCCAACCCAAAAGCATTGTAATAGCAGGATGCTTGTGTTCAAGGAACTTGAGACTTTCCTCATCTACAGATGGTTGTCCTGTAGTAGTTGTCTTATGCGGTTTAAGGGCTAACCCGCCTTCACGTTTCTTATTAAACAAAAACTGTTGTTTGTGTTTTGTGGAGTCAGGGTTAAAACCAATGGGTGTGTAGTCAGACAAATCCAACAAGATGGTTTGCAACTTAGTGTTTAACTCTTTACCAAGGTTTACTAACTGCCGTTCGTTTACAGGAATGCCTGTGTTCTCCATATGCATAAGTACTTCTAATACTTGAGAGTCTTGGTAGAAGCAACGAAGTAATCCTTCATGGGTACAAATTTTGGGCCATAAACGCTGGTGCAAAAGCCAAGTCCAACGAACATCCAAATGAACGTACCTAATAGCCTTGTCGTAAGGAACAAAGTCAATAATTTTACCTAACTTGCCATCACGAGCGTAAGCGTCATGCTTACCATAATTCTTCATAATGAGATTCTCAAGAGAGTAAGACATTAAGTTTTCGTCTACAAGATGTTGCATCAACATAGTGTCAGCGTAAGGACCAACGGGAATGTCTCCGCCGTAATACTTGCTGATAGAGCGAGCGTCAAACTTTACGTTTTGCCCAATCTTAACGAGCGCCTCATCAAAGAAAAGTTCTTTAAGAACACGAAAGACATCAGCCTTATTTAATTGCTCAGGCGCTTCATCGTATGTAGCAGGAATGACGTACTTGGCTTTAGCCATGGACTCTTGCCCATTTTTAAGAATCTTCCTGTAGCCCTCAGGTGGTGTGGTTGTACCATCGCCCACTTCTTCTGGTGTCAAAGTGATACCACGCTTGTGACCCATGGGAATAGCCCATGATTTACCAGCAGTGGCTAACCCAATCCAAAAAACCTCGTTACGCAAAGGGTCAAGTGCCAAAGACTTTTTGTACTGTGCTTCAAAGTTCTCACGAGCACGGTTAGCAATCTCAGGACTCGGATTCTTAAGAGTTGAAAGATGCTTCTTCCAATCTTGAATCATTATCTCTTCTACGTCAGGGTGGCGCTCTAAAACTCCACGGGTTTCAACGTCAAAAGCAAACATGCCAACGTTGCGAATTTCTTCAACAACGTTGGCAAGTTCAGCAAGAGTTGAAATAACGTGGGGTGTTGACCCCACTGTCATTACGCTTCTTCCGCTGCGATTGCAATCAGGTCAGAGCGGTTAGGAATCTGAATGATGTCAGCGGTGTATGCCTTTTCAGACCAGAGTGCTTGGTCTGCATCTGTAAATGAGGTAATGCCCCACTCTTCAAGGTCACGGTCACGCACCAACTGGTGTGCTGTTGCGCTAGTTGCGCCCTTGCCAGTCTTGCTGACTGCCCAGAAGTGCTTAGACAAAGGTCCAGTGCGTGGGTCGTTATGGAAGTTCTTCAACTGGTCAATGACACGAGGTCCAACTTCATATGAACGAAGAGCATGGTTGCCATCAGAAGCAAGAAGTACAACGTTAAAAGCAATACGGATAGACGGGCGGTTGCCTGCATCACAAAGTGGGCACTCATCAAATTCGCCAATGCAAACAAATGACTTCTGACCTTGACGCTCCATCCAATGTTGCCGCCATGATGCGTATGGTTCATCGCTAAGGAACTTAATAATGATGGGCTCGTCTTCAATACGGAGGCGAGTAGCGTATGGGGAATCTGCATCTTTTACAGCAGAGACACCTTCCCATCCTGAGCGGATGATACGGCGAGCAACAGTTGCTGTTGCGGTTGTTGTTGGTGCTGAAGTTGGAACTTCTGCTTCTTCATCAAAGTCGTGTGACATTTCTTTACTTTCGTTTATCTGGGCCAGTTTTGTTTTATGTGTTGTTTGGCAGACTCCCATTGAGCATGCAGTGGGTCATCTAAAAGATATCTTTCCACAGTGTCAATGATGAAGTCAAGTTGCCTCAGACTATAAAGTCTGAATCCTTTAGGTTCTTTACCTGGCAGTTGAGAACCTTCGGGAGGTGGTGTGCGGAAGTTAGCCTTTGGCAAAATGCCTCGGTACTCCCACATACGGATGGTACTGGCTTTGCGACCTAACGCTTTACCAAATTCTCCAACCGTAAAAAACTGTTGGGCTTCATCGTTAATAATGAAGACCTTAGATTTCGCCCCATTGTATCGGTCAAAGCCGTGGGTCGCAACCTTCTTTTCAACAAGTTTATTTTTAGGTGGTGTCTTTCCAGGAAAATCAGGAAGGTCACCAAATAAATCAAGAGGGTCTCTCATGCTTTGAAAGCCCATGTTTCTTTTTCAACGTAAAACTCTTGAATAGTTTCTGCAACGTCATTGTTTTCCCAAGCAAGGGCAAGAAGTTTATCTTCGTCAAGCATCTCTACAATACGTTTAAGGTCATCCCAACGTCCTGTTTCGTGTGCCCAACTTTCTGCGCCGCTTTCATTAAAGGAGCGGCTTACTCGGCGCTCATACTTTAATTCAAGTTCGCCAACTTTAAACCATTTGTGGCCTTTGTCGTCTTCGTACCCTTGTTCTTTAACTGCTTCAATGAGTTCAGCCTTCATGTCATTTTGACGCTTGGTCAACATATCAATGGCTTCTTTAGATTTTTTAAACTCTTGTGCGAGTCGTTCGTAGTAGTCATTTGGTTTGTCCATGTTATACCTCGGAGTTATTCATAAACTCTGTTAAGGAGCCTACGTTCAGTTCAAACTTACCATGGTCGTCATAGCCTTTGTCAATAAAAGCACCATTAATCCCACGTTTCTGTTGAAGCATTTCGTACTGACGTTCTTCAATAGAACCTTTCATTACGAATGAAGTAATTGTAACGTGGGGGTGTATTGAAGATAATCGGATGATACGAGCATCCCGTTGGTCTAATTTTCCAGCAGACCATGGGAGGTCGTAGGAAATAAGGTAGTTGGCGTTCGGTAAGTCCACGCCGTAGCCACCTGCGTCTGACGATAGAAAAAGACGGACATTTGGGTCAGTTGCAAACTTTTGTTTAGCAGTGTCCCGTTCTTCAGCAGACATTCCTCCCATGAATAAAACGCTTTCAGAAACTTTCTGCGTTGCTTCCTTGATAATCCGTAAGTTCTTTTTAAAGAATGAGAATAAAACAACCTTATTATTCGGGTCTTCATCTAATACGTCCTTAATGTATTCAAGTACTGCGTCTAGTTTAGGACTGGTCGCTGACTTAGTCAACCAACCGTGTGCAATGACATGACTTGCATACTCACTACCCTCAGAAGTGTTGGGGTCAAGGTACTTTTCTGCGGATTCAAAAACAAGTTGCGGGTTGTCGCAAAGCATCCGAAGAACGGTAAGTCGGGACATAATCTGACCTTGGGCTTCACCACCTGCACCAGTGTTGTAATGAGCCCACAAGTCAAAACCTTTACCGTATTGGTTAACTGCTGACTGAAGTTCTTGCAAAAGGTCAGCCGCAATCATGCGATATGCCTTACCGCCTGAAGTATCAAACTGGACAGGGATGACTTGGTTAATAACTTTAGGAAGTTGGTCTTGGATATCTTCACGAGTACGGCGAACCATGATGTCTGTAAGAGTCTTGTTTAATTGTTGTAAGTTTCTGTAACGGACAGGCTTGCCGTAACTATCCCGAACAATAAATGTGTTGTCAAAAATATCAAAGCGCCCAAGAGTGTTTGGGTTTACAAACTGCATAATAGAAAACAACTCTTCAGGACGATTTTCAATAGGTTGTCCTGTTAATGCAAAACGGTAATGACAAGTTTTACCAAGTCGTTTGAGTAACTTAGACCGTTTAGCACTAAATGATTTGATGATGGTGGCTTCGTCAATTACCATTGCATCAAAGGCTGCTTTTTTAAACAAAGGTTCATCATGGATAAGCATCTCAGGGTTAATGATGGTGTATTGAGCCGAGCGAGATAAACGCCAAAGGGCTTCACGTTCCTTAGGTGTTCCATCAATCACAACTGCACGAGATGTAGTGAACTTCTTAATTTCACGAAGCCATTGATACTTGAGCGAAGAGGGAACTACAACAATGACACGGTCAATGTCACCAGCATCCAAGAGGCACTCAACAGCAGAAAGTGTTGTAGGTGTTTTACCAGCACCCATAACCATGGCAAGAAGAATTTGACCACGGTCAACCATCTTGTCTCGTGCTTCTTGTTGGAAAGGGTAGAGAGTTCCTGTAAATGTCATTTGAACCACTTTGGAATAGCAGAGGCTGAGGAGATGGCTTCTACAATTTGCTCGTCAGCCATATCCCCAATATCTTTTGCGTCAATACCATCATAGTTTAACCAGAGGACACCTTTGCGAAAGCGTGGCAAACTATCAAACAATTTTTTAGCAGCAAGAACACCTGCTTCATCATTATCCATGGCAACAATCAAGCGGTCAGCATACTGCTCTAACAAGTTAATTTGTGCAACGCTAATAGCAGCCCCAAAACTAGCAAGACCCTGAACTTCAGAATGAATACTTGTAAGGCGCACAACATCTAAAGGTGACTCAAGCAAGATGGCAGTCCCACCT